TTTTTTTTTTTTCAGGACGTGTGGAACACGTGTCGCACGGTAAACCGTGAAACCTGAAATACGCCGCTCAACGGCGCTGAGTTGCCGACGCGGAATGCGCGCGGGCGACGACGTCTGGACGGCTGCGGACGGTCTCGTACTCAAGGTCAATGCTTGTAGTCTTCTCGTCTTCGTCGAGGAAGTGGCACTGTTTCGGGGGTGCACGGACGCGCCGAACGCGTTCGTAATAGCGCCTCTCGATCACTGCCTCAATCTCGCCGTCGGTTGGGAAGCCGCAGGAAAGCAGCTTGACAGCCAGCTCACGCTCGTCGGGTTTGAACCCGATAAGTTTGCGTGCCAGCCGTTCCTCAACCGAAAGGCCGCCCCCAACGATGGAGGCAACAGTCTTGACGTTCTTGCCAAGCTCCCAGGCGCTTTCAAAGGCGCCACCGACATCACCTTTTCCAAGGTTTTTGACAAGGCCGGTGCCCGCACTGAAGATGCCCTTGCCCGTTTCCCACAGATCACCAAGCCAACCATCAGCTTGGATGCAGCGCTTGATTGAGTACTGCGGGACGCGCATGAGCTCCCTTGTGAGGAACACGTCGACCATGCCATCATCGATGGCGTCAGTGGTTGGCATAAGGTAGTCTTTCGACTCTCCGGCCAACGGGACACCATTCCAGCCTGCGTAGATCTCAATAGAGAACTGTTGGGCCGGGGCAGTGCCGGACTGGGCTGGACAATTGAACGAAATGACAATGACACCCGCATCAGCGTTGGTGTCTGCGCTAGGCGCAACATACGCAAAGTCGTTATCGCGGTCAGTCGAAACGAAGGCGCAGCGAAACTGCTCCTTGGCTCCAACCGGCCACATGCGACCGTCAAGCGAAAAGGTTGCATCGTTGGTGAGGTTGGCAACTTCCAAGGCACCAGGTCCAATGTTCTGGTAACAGAAGTACTGCGCTCGACCACCAATGCTATCCGCTCGGGTAGTGTCGTTGATCTTGACCAGCATGCCTGTGCACGCGACGGCCTCGAAGTCCGCCAGCATGCCGGCATAGCCCTCAACGTTCGCTTGGTTCCACGAGACAACGGCGCCAGTCGTCGTGTTAAACGTGGCACCGGACCATATGTGGCTCTTCATGCGAGGGTTGATGACAAGGCGCTGCCAGGCAACTGCATTGTCGACGTTGTTCTGAAGGGCGATGTGCCCGACGGTCTTGGTGAAGAATTTCACACCCGGCCTACGTTCAGGCACAGGTGGTCCCACAAAAGTTGTCGGACGCAAGCCGGTTTGCGCCAGAACCATCTCTTGGTGTTCCCAGCACTTGTCAGCATACAACATCTGGATGACTGATTGTTGCGAGTCTCCAGCGCGCGCCATAGTCAGCCCGTCGAGGGTTGAGCGGGCGGATGAGCCGCGGGGCTTTTTCGCCTTCTTGGGGCCCTTCTTCTTCTTAGCCTTCGCTTTAATAAGCTTGGGCTTGATTCGAATGACCTCAGTCTTCGGCTTCTTCTTGCCCTTTGGCATAGCAGAGTCCTTATCCGGCGGCGCCTGCGCGCCATTATGCACCGGATGTTCAGCAGGTTCTGAGCGCGAGTAAAAATCCGGAAACCTCGCACACTGCGGAATGAACTCCGCGAGGCTGAGTTGGATGTGGCCCCAGTTGGGCAGCTTAATGCTGACCTTGTAGAGCGACTCCACACGCTTAATAGCGTGTCTGATCTCAGCCAAGACTTTGGTGTTGTAGAGTAATCGATAGCAAGCCTGCAGCTGCTGGACCGCTACCTCGATAGTCTTCGACTGGAAACAAGCTTTCGCAAGCATCTTGTCGGGTTTCTCGAAGCGGATCCATTGGCGCGGGCCATCTTTCGTCCAACCACACCAGACAAGGCCCCACGCACCGTTCCCTTTGGCAGCTTTGGCTTTGAGGTGAAAACCCCAGAGCCGAAAGTACACCTGGAAAACGAACATCACGTTCTTACCGGTGAGCGGGCCATAGAAGCTGACCAGGGCATTGTCACCCATGATGTCAAGCTTCATATCCTCAGCACTGTAAGGAAGTTTCCTGTCTGCACAGAAGTTGTAGTGGGCACGCCGAAATGTGATCTCGGTGGCGATACTGTTGTCGCAAAGGGTGTTTTGCCCACCACTCTTTTCTGCAACAGTTTCGTCGCAGACAGTCCCGTCAGGAAAGACAAGCTTTGCGTGCCTCGCGGCATCGTAGAGCGCCTTTATATGCTGGGGGTACTTGGACTGGCGCTGCCTGAGACGGCAGAGCATGTCCCAATAATCCTGGTTGTAGCAAAACTCCAAACCGGTGATGTCACACTCAAACACTTCCGTAGAAGTAGAGTGGCGCGAGAAAATCCGATGGGTGTCGCCTTCAATGGAAGTACCAACCCTAATGGCACCCTCCCACGGATGGGTGCGGTGCCACTCGAGTATGGGACCAAAGAAACGCTTTTCGAGGTAGTGAAACCACCCCGGCAAGCACACAACCAGGCGCGTCGCCTTTGAGGGAGAAAGGACTTCGTTCAGTTTCGGGGAGACCATTCCGTAAATCTGAGCACAGACCGCAGTGCGGGCAAAGCTTCGAAAGTTGGATATGATCTTAGGCCCATTGACCGACCAAAGTTGTTTCTTCGTGACATAATCTGGCTCCATGAGGGGGGTGTTGATTCCACCTGCACGGCTGCCGTCCCAGTCAATGAAGTACTCCTCATGACGCAAGACGCCGAAAGGCTCCTGAGGTGCGTAACGCTGCAGGAGATAGGCATCCAAAAACAATTTCTCATCTTCACGCATACACAGAAAACCAAGGTCTGCGTAGTACTTCCCTTGGTTTATTGGCCACAATAGCGGATCAGGGTTGACGAAGCCACCCGTCAACCGAGTCACAGTATCCGCTGGGAACGCATCGCGCAAGAGCCCGACTTGTTTGCCGAGACGCATGGGCCTCTCGACTCTTCCAAGATTGGGGGTCAGGGGGCGCGCGGCCCCCTCCGTCAGTTTAAAGACTGGAGGATTGAGTGTGTTGCGCTCGAAAACGCGATTGCCTGGCCGAATTTCTTCCCAGACTCATCCAATGTGAGTAGGTAATGATGCTCACCGAGCGCACGCGAAAAGTCGCGCGTAAAGATGATAGCCCCACAGTCACCTGGGATGGTGATGTTGTTGGTGCTCTCATAACGATACACGAGCTGCGTGCCTTGCCACTCTGTCAAGACAACCGGGATAACCACAAAGGTGGGTTTTCCGGTAGTGTTGTGCCAGAAGACTACAAGGTTGCAAGCCTCATGCTTGCGCACAAGGTCCGTGAAGATGTCATCCCCGATCATGGGAAAGGATTTCGCTCCTGCGGGGAGCTTACCTTTCGCAATATCGGTTCCGTTTTCATCCGCAACGAACTCGAGTTCGAATTTTCCTAGCTGTGAGGAACAGTAGAGTGGCGCCCCGAACCCCTCGTCGTAATGCGCGGGGAAGAGCAACGCTCCACCGAAGGAAACAGCACCGCCGAGGTGGGATTTTTCGTCCCAAACACGCCAAACCTTAGTCGCGATGTCGTGAAACTGTCCAAAATCAACGCGACCTTGTGGTTCAGCGTAACCCATGGCGGCAGCCAGGACTTGCGGAGTCTCGTACGCCTTTGCGCACTGCGGCTCCTTTTGCTCGGCGACACGCGCCGAAACAACGGTTGCGGTTTCGTTGGCGAGCTTGCGCTCAGCAGGAGTTTGACCCCCCGCCGCTTGCGCCTTCGCTTTCTTGGCCGCAGCTTTCTTGGCCTGCTTCTTGGTCTTTGCCTTCGCAGCAGCTGCGGGTTCAAAGCCCGGCTCGGGCGCCTTAGTCTCTTCCTTCTTCCTTGCGGCTTCAGTAGTAGACTTCATCGGCGCCTTTGCAGGCTTCTTAACCTCGGCAGGTTTTGGTTTCGGCTGGACCTTCTTTTGATGCGTCCGGACAACTTCGCCATCCGCCAACTTGCGCTCAATTTGAGCGTCGTCGTAGGCGTCGGTTTTCTCATCTGAGTCCGGGGCATCTTCTTGATCCTGCGTATCTTCCTCTTCACGTTCGTAGTAAGCGTAAGCCCACTGGTCCATGTGCTCTTTGGCAATGAGGTCGAGGACTTGATCCGGGAGGTCTCCCTCCGCACGATAATCATCGTCCCACTTAATGCGCAGGTTGTGGTTTCCAATGTCAGCACTGTCAGCGACGGCTTCCTCCCAAATGCGGTTCTTTGAATTCGCAGAACCATCACCAAGATAATCATCCTGGTTAGGGATTGCGAGAATCGCAAGAGGCTCGCCCTTAATGTGCTTACCTTTGGACCACATCATCTTGGTCGTGTACTTGTCACCATCCCATTTGGAGTCCAGGTATTGATACCACGATTCGCTGTAAATCTTATAATCCGATCCACGTCCAGTGTTCCAACGCGGGGCTTGAGGCACACCGCCCGCAATGGTACCCTTCAACTTCGAAACCTTTGTCCCCTTCTTCGCACGAGGCTTGGGGGTGACAGTGGTCTCTTTGAGAACGGTCTTCTTGGGGCGTTGATACTTCTTCCACGCGGGTTCACCGCCAGGTAACGGGATAACAGCTTGTGGTTCCCAGGCTTTGGTGGCTTTCTTTTCCACGACCGTCACAACAGGCGCCTCTGCCGGCGCTTGAGCCTGAGGGACGGGTTTCTTCGACTTCCACACGACCTTCCGGTCGTTGTGCTCACCAATGCAGCGACAGTGTCCATGCTCACAACAGTCCATCACCGTGCGTTCCTCCTCCTCGAGGTGCTCTGGGCACACAAGTACAGGATCACGCGCGGCAACAAACTTGAGGTCAGCAAGGTTTTTAGCTGCTCGTTTGCACCAAAGGTAGTAGAAGACGGCGATGATGACAAGAATGGCGACGCACAGGGCAACATAGCCCTTAAGCCGTGGGTATTTTTCATCCCACTTTTCAGCAACGGACCCAGGAGTCGGTGCGGAAACTTTCCCAGAATTGGCCACGCCCTCACGGGCAGCCTCTTCAAGTGCGGTTTCCACATCCTTGTCATCTGTGTCCCATCCTTCCTCTTCGTCGTCGATTGAGCCGCCCATGAGACCAAAAGCCTCAGAGGCAGCCTTAACCGATTTCCGGATTACCCCGGCACCAGAAAAGAACGAACCTGCAACCTTGAGACCAGCAAAGCCGGTGTCGAGGAAAAGCAGGAACGCGCTAATGGCGGCCAGGCCCTCGGCAGTTTTGAGGATGTGTTTCGCCCAGCGCCCAGCGAAGCGAACTGCACCTTTTGGGTGGTTCGACTGCGCTACAGCGTTGAGCAAAGTAATATCCTCGCGATCGCTCTTGCAAACAGCACACGTCTTCTCGCCACACTTACACTTACGATTTGCGAACATCATTGCAGCCCCAATTGAGGCGAAGATGCCGAACCAAAAGAGTAGGTAGCGCGCAGCAACGTAGTACTTGGCCTTTGACCAAAGGTCCCAAAAACGACCGGCGATGTGGCGCCAAACGTTACCGACGCCAAAGAGTGTCTTACCACGAAACTCCCGCCAAATGCGGTCGAATGTATGCACTCCAGCGAAGGCCAACAAAGGCCACCACGCGGGGTTGAGAACAGCCCACCAAAAGAAGACGGACTGGGTCACGAATGCCAGGAAATCTTTCTTCGGAAACTCCTTTGCGCGCGCAACCACCTCTGCGAGAGTGCGCTGCGCGGCGAGTGCCGGGCGGCGCACAGTGCGAGGTTGGTCACAGGCTCCAACGAAGTCTGCGTGATTGATCTCCCGACGGTTTTCCTCCCACCAATGCACGGATGCAGCGTCCATGGGCAAAAGGGTGGCTTTCCACGCTTGCAGCGCGGGGCCATCCAAACGCCCATGCTGCCAAAACAGCTCGACGCACTCCTGGAATTGCGCAGGATCAACACGCACTTCCCACGTGCGCCCGCTCGCATCGCGAATTCGGAGGCTTGTGGTAAGCGGCATGTCGGCAACGGGTCCGTCATCACTGACAAACACCGCTTCCTTGCGCTCCTGGTGAACTGCGGCTGCTGTTTGCACAGCGTCCGCGGAATTAACCGCAGGGTCGCCATTGTGGTCACCGCTCCACGCCAAATCAACGTGCGTAGGGGGATTTTCCACAGAACCGGGCAATGGGCTCGGGGGGCGGGGCATCATCTGGTACTCAACTTTGACCAGGTCATGCTCCCATTGTGGACGGGGCATTTTGGTGCCAAATCTGACGATGTACGCCGGCGTTGCATTAACGCCGGAGATCTCGCAGACGGACAGCACAGTCCCGACCAAGCCGGATCCGAGATGCTTGACCACGGTGCCAGGTTGAAACCTGGTAACGGGGGCGTGCACTCGGCGCTCGGCCCCGGGAGGGCTGCGTTCATAGGCTTGTTGCCTCGCGCGGTCCTCCTCGGTGCGTCGTCTTTGCGCTTCTTTCGCT